TTATTATTATTTACTATAAAAGTACTGTCAGAAACTGTCAGAGCTTTTAACTGAGTTCTTGGAGCGCTCGTATCTAAATAAGTATACTTAGTTTTTGGGAGAGCACCTGCGGGGAGAGCACCTGAATACTCAGTACCACAGCCGCAAGTAATAGAGCTTTCGACTCCAGTTAAAATGTTAAAGACTCTAACATTTGTTCCGTTGTGTATGACAACATACTTTTCGTTATCATCCCTGTCTATAAAGTGAACAAAGCTTTCCTCATCAATAGCCTCCGTCATTAACTTAGCAATGTGCCTAGTATTAGGGCGTTTCTTTAGTCCATCTGCAACAGAGCTAAGAGCGTTTTCCTGCTCCTCACACTGACCTGCAAAGCGTGATGCGTCAGATTGTTGAGAGACACCTTGGATAAGGTTAGGAACCGCTGTGTTAATTAAAGGCATTAGGAGATGTCGTAGTTACGGTTAAGGCCTATTCTGGAGGCTACAGCGTAGCTGTCAAATATAGTTCTGTCAGAGTTGTTGCCTTCCGCATCCATAAGGTCAGCCCTTGCGTTGTATTCGTCACGAGCAATAAGAGCTTCTAGCTCACGAGAGCCGACCATACGTCCTTGGAATACCCGTGAGGCAACCAAGGTTATATAACGTCTTGCGGCCTCTGGTAGGCTTGTAAAGTCCAGTAGGCGTGTAAGGTTAACCTCTAGGTCTTTGGAGAACACTGAGGTGTTAGTAGAGCGGTCAAACAAACTGAGACCACGTTGGGCGATGTCGATAGAGGTATCGGTTGTGTCTACCTCCAAGATGTCGTCCGATAAAGTTATTGTGCCATCCCCAGCAGGGCTCAGGGTGACTTTGAGTTCTGTGTTAAAGTGCCACCCTTCAGCTTGAACGGAACGACTTACCTCGTCCAATACAGAGATAGCAGTAGCGGCAGAGATAGGAAGCGCGTTGGTGTCACTAATACTATTCACAGGGCTCTCGCCGATGTGTCCTAGCATTGAGTTAACAGCTTCTAGCTTTGATGTAAGTGTGGGCATATTATTATATAAATTTAAAAGTTAAAAAAGAGCCCCCAAAGGGATTAACCAATGGGGGCTCAGAATTAATTTAGCGTACTTCTACAGCACACTCAGGACGTAAGACGCCGTGTCCCATTGCATATTTAGCAACGAACAACGTACCTTGACGTTCGATTTGGTACTCGGACTCTGTAGCGAGGTCGAGGAGCTTGACTGTACCGATAGCTTCCTTAGTACCTGCAAGAATGCGGGTAGCAGAGAGGTCACCATTGTATCCAGTACCATTAGCACCGAAGACGTCATTGTTGACACCATCGTCATCTTGGTCTTGAGAAGCCTCAGCGACCGTTACGGCGGCGAGGTGGTTGCTCTTTACAAGATTGATACCAGCGACTTGGCTGATTGTACCAGTTGCGATGTTACCAACACCACCAGCATCACGATTAGACGCAAGCGACACTGCGCTGTTGTCTGCTGTGATTAGGGTGTAGTAGTCGGCAGGGCTCAGGACAGCGAAACGACCTTCGTCGCTTACATCCTTACCGTCGAGAGACTCAGCAACGCCATAGAGAGCGTCGATAAGTTCAGCCGCAGTTGCGTTAGCACCAGCGAACAACGAAGTAGAAGCACCAAGAATAGTGCCATCATCTCCACCGATTTCTGAAGTACCACGAGCGGCGGCGGCAAGAGTCTTCATCGTAGCGATGTCGAAACGTTTTGCGAGTGCCTTACCGAGTTCCTTAGCGTAGATGCTACGGACGTCGTAGTGGTTCTTTAGTTCGTCGATGTTTGCGATGAACGTTGATGAGATGAGTACATCATCAATAGAGATGACGCGCTCAGCGTGTTTGATTGCAGACAGGTAGCTGTTACCTCCGTCAGCGATATTCTCGCCAGCAGTGTGGTATTTCGCAGATGCGATACCAGTAACAGGGAATTGTGCAGATTTGCCATTCTGAATGGTGCGTACCATGTGCAAGTCCTTCATCACGTTTGTTTCTTCAAACGTAGTTAGGATTTCACCAGAGAACACCTTCAGGAATAACGCATTTACATCACCTGAAGCATTGACTTGCCCTAAACGAGAGGGACTTGTATTGCCATTAGCCATGATTTTTTATTCCTTATTTGGATTAGTATTGAGGGTTTGAGGTGTCCGTGGGCAGGGTTTGCTTGTCTAAGGTTATCCTCCTCAAAGGGCCTTACGCTACTACTAGCTTAGGGACGAAAGTTATTTCTTCTTTTTAGGAAAGCCCTTCTTCATATTAGAATAGGCTTTATCGCTCACTGTAGACTTCTTTTTGCTACGGGAGATGCCGAGTTTACGGCGACGATTTATATTTTTGTATAGGGACATATTTAGTAATTAATGTTAAGCCCTGTGCGTCCTCTAGTTTGACGAGGTGACGGGGCAGTTGATTTTACTGGAGTCGGTGCTTTTACCGAGCGACGCGACGAAGACTTATTTTCATTATTCTTCATTATCATGCCAACAGGGCTAGTATCTTTAAAAATACGCTGAGCTTTTTTACTTTCGACTACTTTTGCACCAAGAGGGCCGAACAGGTGTTTGTTAGACATACACATAATTTTTATTGCTTTCTTGTTAACATTTCCATTTACGAAGAGCGAGAGCTTTACGGGTCGGTCTACCTTTGGAATCCTTCATAGGCCCTTTAACGCCACTCATACGGGCACAGAAGGAACGCTTCCTTGCACCGCCTTTGGGCTGTGGGGCTTTGAGGTTAGAACCAGTCTTACGATTATAGTAGTCTCTTCCTTTCTTGGAGAGACCCCCGCTCTTAGACTTGTGTTCTTTCCGTAGGCTTACGCCTTTTCTCTTTGCCATTTATGTAGTTTTTAATTATTGGGGTTGCCCTACTTCTGTAGGTATTAAGATTGATTTGCTTATGGTCATTACGGGGATTCTCTACGCGCTTCCATGCGCCACCTCCACCATTCCAGATGAATAGCATGTGGTCAGCCGTGGGTGTAACACCAAGAGACGCTATGTGCTTCGCATAGTGCCTCAGAACAGCATAGGCGATACGCTTGCTGACCTCTGGGTCAAAGGCGTCCGTATGAATGGCTTTAGAGCCCGTTATACGGTTGTAATCGTCTACCATTACCTTGTGTATCTGGTAGTGACCGTACGCCGCTCCATTGTCCCCCACTACATCGTGAGGACTATCGTGGTATACTTCCCACTGAGGGATGAGCTTGACGAACTCTTCAATGGTTATCGAAGTCTTTCCTTCGCAACATCCACTCAGTAGAAAGGCTATTAGTATGAGTCTAACGAACATCATTTTCTAGGTCGTTCACGTAGTCGAGGATGGTTCCAATAGTTTCTCTTTGAGGAAGGTTAAACTCATGTTGGTCTAACGCCTCAATGAACTCAGGAATCCTGCTCGTCCTTAGTGTCGCGCACCCACTCATCAACACGAGTGAGGTGCTCAGCGTGGCGACGATTAGCAAGTTCTTTAACATATTCACTTCGTATCTTCAGTACCATCTTTCCAATCTTAGGAAACGCAATGAGTAACTGAACGATTGTAGTTATCACTTGTCTTTAGCCTTGCCGACGTTAAGAGCGAGCCAGTCTAAGACCTTGTAAGCCTTTGAAGCAAGCGCGTCGTCTTTAGGAGTTGGGGTAATAGCCGCAATAGCAGAAGCCGCGGCGACGATAGCTGTAGCAATAGCAAGTAGGTTACCTGCGTTTTCACTTAGATAAGAGATGATTTGGTTCATAATTTTATAGTACGTTGGAGACCGCTAAGCGTTTCTCGACATTATCGCGGAACGCAGGGTCAGATGAATAACGAGGGTCACGCATAGCTTCAGTTACCTGAGCGGCAGACCCAAAGGGTTTAACAGAGGAGCCACTTGTGCCACCCTGTGAGAGTTCTGGAGGATTACCTCCCGCAGAGATGAACTGAGCATAGAGACCTTTGACAGCCATCTTAGCCTGCTCTATTGAGCCTGTTTCTACAATGCTGTTGAAGCCATCTAAATCACTGTCAGATAGATTATCTGCCGCCCATTCGCCCATAGCGTTATAGTTGGCATTGCCCCCTACTTCGTTCTGGATGTCTAAGGCTTGTGATGTACTCATGCTTTCCTGACCCGCTATGTAAGCTTCTACGAAACTACGGGGTAGCCCCGCTTTCTCTAGCTCGACAAAGGTCTTGTCAGTAAGAACACCAGACTCAGCAAACTCTTCTGTAGCGCTTTGTACAGCAGAATTTAGACTAACGACTGACTCTTCTTCAGCAGGGGTGTCGTCTTTCTTAGACTTCGACTCCTTGGATGATTGCTTCTTCTGAAGTTCGTTGTAGGCTTTAGCCAAGTCCTCAGGGGACTCAAACTTCTCGTCTAACCACTCTGGGCGTTCCTCTGACTCCTCTTGGATTTCCTCTTGGGGCTCCTCAGTGTTTGACTGAATTGATTGATTACGTTGCTCAGCCGCTTCTTCTTGCATTGCGGCTTGCTTTTCGAGGGAGACATTTTCTTCCTCGGTGTGTTCTTGTACTGATACTGATTGGTAATTAGCCATCTATTTGCTCGCTTGGTTGTTGTTGTTGGGCAAGGGATTGGTCAGACATCGCTTTAATACCAGCGGGGCCTAACTTCTCAGCCATTTGCATTTGTTGTGCTTGCTGAGCCTCCATTGCCATTTCTTCTTCGGACTTAACCAGCCCATCGGTTTTGATACCGAGGGAGATTGCCCTCCGTTTAAAGTATTCGGAAACCTTGACGAACTGTGCGATAGCTTCAGGGCCTACCACTTGGGCGGCTCCAGCTAGGAACAGGTCTAGTTTCTGTAAATCATTGCCACGTCCTAAAGCTTCAACACCTGTAATGATGATGGGCTTCACAACGTCTTTAGGAATCTTAGGTAACTTACCCTTCTTATTCATTACCTCCATTAGACGATTGACCAATGGAAGTTGCATTTCACTGCTTAGAAGAGAGTAGAGACCACCGAGGGCAGACTCTAACTCCATACCTAACATCCGTATCTCTTCAGCGGTAACACGCTCAGCTTGGCGTACAGTACCACTGGTAAGAAGGAATGCGTGACCTAGGCGGTCTTTGATTGTGTTGATTGTCTCCTGTGCTACACGGAAGTCGTTAAACTTGTTTACCTGTAGAGTGGTGACGTCTGCCGCGTTGCCCTGTGTAATTGCACCGTTAGGGCTGTCGGCTAGTGTCTTAGCTCTGGTTGTGCCGTTAGGATTAACTAGGAATAGAACCTTAGATGCGGCGGCAGAACCTTCCACAATAGCCTGTGTGAGGGACTCAAGGGACTGTAGGTCACCGAGGTATTCCTCAACATAACCACGTCCGTAATCCTCACCATCAATACGTGTGAAACGCAGAGGGATAAATGGGTTCTTGTCTAGACCGTAGAAGCCTTCAGACTTAGGAATAACGTTGCCGTTGATTTCCTGCCAGACCTTCCAGCCTTTCTCTTTACGACAGACGGCTGTGTATAATTGTACTTCGTCATCAGAGCCACCTTCGTTAGCCCCTGCTACTTCTTTCATCTCCTCAGTGAGGCTCATGTAGCTTAGGGTTTCCTTGGTGCAGATGTATAGAACATTACCCATTGGGTCACGCTCAACACAGAAGCGGTCAAGGTGGAACACACGGACTCCACCATCGTCAGGGACGTATAGTAAAGCGTTACCTGTGACGATGAGTTGCTTAATAGCTTCGTGCAGTGCGGTACGGTATGTACCTCTGCTGACTTCCTCCATGAAGGACTCTTCGACCTGCTGTAGAGACTTCTCAATCTCTGTGACTAGCTCAGGTGGAGCGCCTTCTTGTTGTAGTCCATATTCGTCCACTGCGAGACGGAAAAAGGGGGCGTTGGGAGGTAGAAGTGCCAACAGTAATTTTGAAGCGAGGTTGTTTACTCCTCTTGCCCCAACGCCCTGAAAAGGTGTGTCCAATCGGCTATGTGCTCCAAAGCCTTCGTCTGGGCAGACGTATGGAAGTGTGAGTTTTGCTGAGGAACGAGCGCGGTCTAGGTATTGGTGTCGCTTCCCCTCAAGGGAGGTGTATAAGCCTTCAGCAGTTTTAGTAGTCATAAATTATTCAGTGTCTTCTTCTGGTTCTGGGAACACTACGTCTTCTGTGACTGTAGTTTGTTCAAGGTCGTCGAGGTCATACTCTTCAACATCTAAAGCCCACATACCGTCAGCCGTAGGGACTGGCTTAGTCAACCAGCGGGTTCCCTTGCCTTCAGTCCAGTAGGAGAAGTTGTGTTCTTTACCTTCTTCGTCGGCTCGCTCTAGTGCGGCTTCTTCGGTTGGGAATATAAGATACATTAGTAGATGTCGTATTGATTGTTAATGTTAGCTTCGATGGCGGGACGGTTGGCTAGTTGATTTGTTTTCCAAATAACAACTTCCTTTATTTCTCCATTGAAGAAAGAAGTGCTAGAGGCTTCGCTTCTATTACCTCCAATCACGTTATAAGTGGTTAAGGATATAGGTTGTGAACTTGCAAGAGCATCATTTGCATTAATGCTAGTGTCAGTTATCTCCACACCATTACGGGTTACTTTAATTTGGTCACTGCTACCATCGCCTGTGTGTATTGCTGTGCCTAGAAGAAAACCAGAGCCGTCAGTGGGGTGGTTAAATGTTTTAAGTTTTGTGGTAATAAATACTCTTGTCCCTGCATTCTCAAAACTAACTCCTCTTCCACTATTAGTTTTACCTAACGTAGATTGATTTGCGCTAGTAGCTCTGGTTTGAACAGCAAACAAACTCAACGCTTGATTGGTAATGTCTAAAGTCGTTGCCGCTTTAAGATAATCAGATGTCCCATCGTACTTCACGGAGCCAAGGAAGTTACCATTCTCAACAATCTTAGGTTGCTTTGTGGACTCCGCTTGGAGCATATCAAAGTTCTCACCTGACTGGTCATACCAAGTCTCTACAAAGCCATCCACTGTGTTGTCATACGCAGGGATACCAGAGATACTGTAGGCTTCACCGATGTTAGCTTCAATAGCTGTGCGGTTGTCTGACTGGTCGGTGTCGTAGACAATAAGCTCAGATAACTTAGTAAACTGGCTATCTAGACCGCTATTATCTCCTCTGAAGATAGCATTAAAGGTAGTGCCACCTGTCCCGTTACCTAAAACTTGATTTAATACTTCATCTCCGTTTACATTTACTTTACTGGCGCTTCCATCTGCGGCAAGAAAGGTAGTATAAATGATAGGGTTATTAGTTATAGTTGTCCCAGCGGAAAAATTAAGCGAGCCACCTCTGTATAGTCTAAGCTGACTACCAGTAAGATAACCGATTCTATTACTACCTCCAGCGCTACTTTCCACTAAAGTATATGTATAGGTTTTTTGAAACTCTACGTATTGAAACGAGTGACTATTCGCAATATCAATCCCAGTAGTTAAATTGAAATACGTAGAGCCGCCACTGATTCTTTGAAACCCTATCGCTGGATGTCCGTCTTCATTTAGCATTAAGCTCCCAGCATTAACAATCTTAGGCTTACTTAAAGTGCCTGCTTGAACTGCGTGGTTACCTGTTGCTGTATCTCCTGCTTGATTGGTTACACTTTGGTCATACCAAGTTTTAACGAAGCCAGTCTTACCTGTTACTTTTACTGAGTTAATTGTTATTGTACCGTCGCTAAAATCACCAGGAGTCTCAAGGGAGGAGAAGACAATGTGCGCTCCTCCGTTTGCATTACTATTAACCGTAAAGGACGCACTTACAGTTCCGTTTCCTATAGTTGAAGAACTAGCAAGTGCAGTATCCGTACCAGCGGCTCTTATTTCAATGCTAGCACTACCTTGAATATTTGATACTGTTAAATTAATATCAACAACATCTCCTTCATTAGCAAGAATATGACTTGGTCTGCTGCTATCAGATATTGTGTGGCTTGTTCCGTAAGCAAAAAATGTTAATGTAGAAGTGCTTGCGGTACTTGATTGAGACCTTATAGTCCCTGATGGAGCTATAGTATTCCAAGTTGGTTGTGTATTCCACCCAGTAATTAGCTCTGTTACAAAGTTTACTAGAGTACCATCTGATACCTCATCGGCAGTAAAGGACTTCAGGGCATTATCAGAGCTACGACGAACCTGCACTACGAACTTACCATCAGCACGGGCTACGGTATCTCCAGTGGCCGCTAAGGTAGCCTGACGTGTTCCTAGGCTACGAAGTGAGTAAGCCGCCTTGGAAATAAGGAAGTCACCATCACGACCCGTTCCATTTAACTCCTGTATGTCCAGTGGTAGGACTGTCTGAGTGTTTACCCAGTTCTTGAGTGTTCCGTTGGATACCTCCTTGGCTAAGAAGTCACGCTCTGCGTTGTCACTAGCACGACGAACACGGACTACCTTGTTGTTACCTGCTTTGTCGTTGAGGTCACGTAGGCTGTATGCCGCTGATGCTCCACCTACTACTTTACTTAGTAGAGGACGAGATGCACCCTTACGGTCTGAGGTAATTACTGGGGCTGTGCGGTTTACTGTGAGTGTTTCTGTGCCTGCGATACCAGTAATCGTTACGGCTGTACCGAGATTTGCCTTCCAAGGTCTGTCGGTGAAACCAGCGTTGTTACTCAGGAGATACTGTGGGTCGAAGTCACCGTCTTCAAGTAGATACTCGTATCCGTCTGTCGCATTAAAACCACTAGCGGTAATAGTTCCAGCGCCTCCTTGTTGCGTCCAAGTGGCTCCTGCTACAGTGGTTCCTGTATATATGCCACTTATGTCAGAGTGTCCTGCAACGGTTACTTGGATTGACGTAGTGGAGTCTGTAAGAGGGAGGGCGTTAACCGCTCTACTAATATTCCTTACCCCCGCAAAACGACTACGGTCAGGTATAGTAATCGTTCTGGTGCTTCCATCACCGTTAGTAACCGAAATCGTTTTTGAGGGCATAATTTAGTAGCTGATGTTTGCGCCAGAGCCAGATGAACCAGTGTTCACAGTCGAACGGCGTACTGTTAATGCAGACGTTCCGCGTTTTCTGGAGCGTTGTCTGTTCTTGAGTGATTTGTTTTCCACCTTCTTAGCCGTCTCGGTAGGAGGTGGAGGTGGAGCGGGTGGAGGTGGAGGGTCTGGCATTTTGGGGGCTGATGAGCACATAGTTAACCTTTGGTTAGGATATTTTCGTTTTGGATTTTATTTTGTTCAATAAGAAATCGGACTACAGAGCGTTGTCCGTAATAAAACACGAGCGCATTTTGCGAAGTGCCATAATCAAAGTCATCCCGTAAGGGGAAAACTTCTTCTAACTTATTGATAAAATTAGCTGAAACAGCAGGAAATGCTTCGTTATTGTCCATATTAGTCCACCTCCTTCTTACGTTCCAGCATACCTAAAGCGATTGAACTGTAACCAATTAGGTCATTAAAGATGTCTGCTACAGTGTCTCCATTAGTCTCCAAAGAGAGACCTCCGTTACAGAAAGCCTTGAGCCTCTGCATCTTATCGCCCATCCGAAGTGATAGTCCGATGAGTGGGTCTACCCCAAAGTCATCAGCTTCATCGAAGTTAGCGAACGGATTAGAGGTGAAGGAACCACCTGTGTAGTCATCATTCTTCTTCTTGGTTAGCTTAGAGATACGCTTGAACTGCTCAGCTTGGAAAGCGAACCACCACTCCTTGTTGTGAGTAGCGTGAGCTTTGACACTCTCTTCGACCTCGTAACTGATGGATATGCCTAGCCACTCCGCTAGAGCGTGTTCTGTCTTAGCTCCTTTGGAATACTCCCAGCCCTTCATCATATACATATGTGATGCGGTCGCGATAATAGAAACAAGGTCAATCATAGCGCACTCACGTACGCACATCTCTCCTACTTCAATACCTAACTCAGCGGCGTGTGTCCTGCTCAATGCGGCAGGGTTGATAACGTCGAAGCCCTTCTCTTTCCATTTGAATGAAGTAGCGTCAAAGGCAGGGAAGTTGTAGTCTTCGATACCTGTCATAGGCCCAGCGATATAAACCGTCTGGTCACTTACATCTATTTTGTAGGGGGTTGCCATAATATAATTTTTCCGTTTTTGAAGTTTTCTGTTCTGAGTATGTAAGCAAGGCGAGCAGTGAGAAGTGCATCCTCTTCTGTCATGTCTTTGCTTTCGTATATTTTAACGACGCCTTCCCAGTCCCATCCGTGTTTGTCTAAGAGCTTTACAGCGGTCTTAGGCCCAACACCTTTGAGTCCTTGGTAGCCATCGGTTGCATCACCCATTAATGTTTGGATGAGGTGGTTCTTGTTAGCCTCTTCTTCTGTGAGGGTAGTCAGTTCATCACGTAGGAAGTTGTACCAAGTGATGGGTAGTGTAGCGAAGTCCTTGTCACCACTGAGAGCAATGGTAGTCTTAGGAGATTGCGTACACATGATGCCGATGAGGTCATCAGCTTCCATATTGTCCTGCATCATAAACGTGTGACGCTTGCACATCTGTTTATTCAACTCGGCTAAAGCTAAGGGCTTACGCTTGCTCTTACGGTTGCCCTTGTAGGCAGGGAAGAGGTCGTAGCGGAAGTTAGTCTTAGGACTGAAGACTACGAAGTAATCCTCAGTATTAAACTTCTTACACATAGACTCAATGAAGTCGTCACAATAAGCGAGAGAAGCATTTACGTCCGTGTGTAACGTCCATACTGCGTCCTCCCATTTAGTCTCTACCTCGTTACTGAAGGCGGCTCGGTAGGCAAGCATATCGCCATCTAGGAATAATGTTTTCATGTTAGTGTGTTTCTGACCAGTTAGCCCCAACGGAGTACTCCCCGTCTAATGGACATTTGAAACCAAGGGTTTTACCTGCCTTGGCTAGTGCATCTACAAAACAACTTCCAAGAGCATCAGCGTCAGCTTGGTCACAACTGAACTGAACTTCGTCGTGGATATTGCCATGTAGTTCGTAGGGTTGAGTTGCCATCTCAGAGAACTCAACGAGTGCCTGCTTCATCACAACTGCGCCTGCTGATTGTAACAACAGGTTAAGTGCAGAGTGTGCCGAGCGACACGGTAGTTCACGCCCATCCAGACCTATTAGTTGGTTAGTCTGTTGTACCTTGTTAGCCACCGCCTCAGAGAGGTGACGGATAGCAGGAGTTTTGGACATAAAAGATTTCTTAAGTTGTTTACCTTGCTTAGAGGAACCACCAACAATGGAACCTATCTTGGCATCGCCTGCTCCGTAGAGGAAAGCGTAGATGAAAGTCTTGGCTTGGTCTCTAGTCTCTAGCCCTGCCGCTTTCTGATTAGCCGAGTGGATATCACCTGTAAGGATTTCCTTAGCGTAAGCGCCACTGTCCCACCCGTGTAAGTAGTGAGCAAGGCAACGTAGTTCTAAGCCAGAGGCGTCAGCACCAACAAGTACCTTACCTTCTGGAGCAGTAAAACAAGACCTACACTCTTTACCATAAGGAGCGCGTCCTGCTGGCACTTGAGCTACGTTAGGTTGTGAGTGCGTACAACGACCAGAGATAGCACCATTGGTGTTTACCCTTCCGTTTATACGTCCATCATT